GGTGCCTTAGAGAGCTCGTTTTGCGCCATAACGTGGAGCAAGTAGCAAGCCTCGTGTGAAAGGGTATGTATCATTCCCCCCTTTCCCCCTTTCCCCCCATCAAATAAACATTGTCTAACATAGTCATATATATCAATGGCTTATTCCCTCCCCACCCTTGCTGATCATGGGGGAAACTGTCAAATGGTAATTTCCCCCCTTCCCCCCACTGCCATGCCCTAGATCGGCCAACAGGTCACAATCCCGCCACATTCGGGTAAGTGGGAAGTTTCCATTTGACATTATGTCAACGCCTCGCCCCGCCTGCCCTCGACCGGCCATACAGGTCACGCGGCAGCGTGACCGCGCTGCAAGCGGCCGGGGCTAACCCCCGGAGTTAGGGCCGGACATGCGAAAACCGGGGGGCTTGCGCCCCCCGGCTCTCCCACACCCACGACTTAGGCCGCGTCCTTCATGATCTCGGCCAGCACGTCGTCGTCACCGCTCTCCCCGCCGACCGACTTGACGGCAGTCTCGAAAGCGGCCAGCGCCAGCACGGCCTTCTGGAAGGCAACGCGCACGTTCGCGTTGTCCCGCAGCGTCGGCGCAAAGGCCGGCTCCTTCGCCAGTTCCTTCACGGCCTTCGCCATCGCGACGGCCTTGCTCGCCAGCTTGGGCGGGTTTTGCGCGTCCTTCCACATGGTGGCGAGCGTGTCGCCGTCCGGCTCCTCCTTCAATTCGGCGACCGACCGAATGAACTTGCCGCGCGTGGAGTACGGACCCTTGACGTTGTCCAAAATCCACACGAGAGCGGCTTCCGACTTCCACGACTTCTGGAAGCCGAGTTCCGCGAACGCGCCATAGACGCTGGCCATCGTCTTGAACGTGGAGCTATCCTCCTTCACGATGGGACGGCCCGTCGAGCCGCCGCGAAAGGCCGAGTTGAACGCCTTGAGGTAGGCGTCACTGGCCGGAGCGGCATTGCCGCTCGTGTCCTGTCCGGCCTTCCACATGTAGACCGAAAACCGGCGATTGAGCGTTGCGTCATTCGCGCCGATTTCCATTTTGCCGATCGCCGCCATGCGGTCCTTTTCGGTCTTGAGCGAGCCGAGCAACACAACGTCGGCCTTCACCATGTCCTTTGTTTCGGTAGCCATTTGATTGATCCTCTTGGTTTGTGGAGCGGGGCCATCCCCCGTCCTATCCTATGTCGAGTGTAACCCGTTGACATAATGTCAAGTGGAAAGCCACGGGGGAGATGGACAGGGGCCGGGGCCAGCCCTGGGGGGTTAGGCACTTGGAAAATCTAGGAGTGACAAAATAGGTATTTTCCACTTGACATTTCATGGCTTCCCAGCTACCATGTAACTCCGGGGGTTAGTCCCACTTGACAAGGCTTCAAACCCCCGTCAATCAGAGTACAAAGGAGACTTCCCTCATGGCGTACGAGACGCAAATCCGTTCCGATCCCAGTCCCATGCCGCTGGCGCCCGCCATCCTGGTGCTGCTGCACAAGCGCCGGAAGGCGGCGTTCATCGCCTATTCGACCAATGCCCGGGGGCGTGCGGCGGTGCTGGCTTCAAGCATCCGCCATCGGGACGAGGCCGACCGTAATCATCTCAGGGACCTGCCCCCTGGCGAGATACAAGACTTCGCCCTGCTCGCCATGCACGTCGGCCTCGAGGCCAAGCTCGCCGACGAGAAGGTCGAGAAGCTGCAGCGCAAGTTCGAGCGCGACGGCTTCAAGCTGTTCGGCGGATCGCGCAGCGCCATGCCGAAGGTGAGTTTGAACGGCAAGCGCATGACGATCGTCGAGGCCATGGAGTTCGCCAAGACCAAGGAGAACTACCAGACGGTCTACCGGCGCATCCAGCGTGGCTGGTCGGTCAAGGAGGCCCTCGGTTTGGTAGAAAGGGCCTGAGCATGCTCAAACTATCCGACTACGAACCTGAGGAAACGACGCTGGGTGGCCACACCATGTTGCTCTGGCGTTTCGACTACCAGGGGCACGACATCTTCGTCACGATCGGCCAGACCATGGAGGAGTTCAAGCGCGACCCCTATTCCAAGCAGGATGCACAGGCCGCGCTCGATCGGTACATTGCAAATGTTTCACGTGAAACAAAACAGGAGAAGTCAATGGGAACGAAGAATAACCCCGGGAGTTACGACTGCTACGCCAATCTGGATCCCGACGAGCCGTACTTCGTGCTGCGCGCCAAGGACCCGATGGGGGCGGCGCTGGTCCGCAACTGGGCCGACATCCGCCGCCAGCAGATCGAGATGGGCAACAAGCCGCCCGAGGACATGGCGCAGGTCAACGAGGCGCGGCAGTGCGCCACCGCCATGGAGCAGTGGCGGGCCCAGTACCTGCGCGACAAGATCGACGCGGCCGAGCGTGCTGCGGTCCCCCAGGAGGTGCCGCCTCCCCCGCCTGCACCGGCACAACCGGTCCCGCTGACCGCGGGGGCGCCTCTGGCGTCGGAGACCAAGGACCCGTAGAGTTCGGGTTGGGGGGTCGGCATTTCCCGGTAGCCGGTCATAGCGGGCCGGCGCCCCCCGCCTCTAAACAGGAGATGGGCACATGGCTGCTGTTGACGACCTCTTTGCCGAGTTGGCACCGACCGCTGCGACCGAGTATTCCAACTACGTGATGGCGCGCACGCCGCCCGCGTTGCAATCGAGCATGGCGGCGCTGGTCGCCACCGCGCTCTCCAGTCCGCTGGCGCCAGCGGCCAACAAGGCGATGGTCACCCATGGTGCCAACATCGTCGTGCAGGACAACGGCGGTGGCGTGAACGCGAAGTCGCCCGGTGTGGCGAACGTCACGCTCTCGACGCTGAACTTCGCGAGGTTGGCGGCTTAGGTCCAACCGGCCGATGACGGCGCGGGTCTTTGCCCAGCCCGCGTCGCCATCGAGCTCCGCATGATCTTCCGGGCGATCTGTGAGGCCGTGCCGCCCGACGCCGCCATGCAGAGATACTGGTGGGCGTCGCACACGTGGGACCACTTGTTTTTCTCGGGGATCGGCTGGCTCTCGCCGATCTGGTTGAACTTGAACCGGTAGGACCCGTTCAACCCAGCCACCAACGTCGGACACTTCGAGCGGTTGATCAGCATCGCCGCCGTTCCACCACGCGTCTCCGTCATGAACCGCTCAGCGGCGTTGAGCCGGGGGGCGAGCTTGTTCGACGGCGCGGGGATGCACATGAACCCGGCCGCGCGGATGACGTCGTAGCTGGTGTATTCGTCGAACGAGCCGCGCGCCATGCCAGCCGGGTCGAAGATGATGATCACTGGACAGCTGACGTAGCGCGGGTTGGACGTCAGCACCTGACGGATCTTCGGCAGCTGCATCTTGAGGCCGATGTCGTCGGCACGAATTTCCTCGTGGATCATCAACCTCGACAACGTGTCGACCTGACCGATCAGCGCCCACGGGTCGCGGCCCAGGTCCATGCCGATCAGCAGTGGAGCGCCGGGGATCACCAGCAGGTCGGGCCTGCAGTGGAAGTCGATGTAGAACATGCCGTGGTAGACGGCGGCGCCCGACGGGTCGGGGCCGAACTCGGCCATGACATAGCGCTTCACCCACGCCGGGTTGGTGCTGGTCGACAGACGGGCGTAATACTCCCGGCCCTTCGCCAGTCGGTCGGGATGATCGACGGGAAGGGCCAGCGTGACAGGCGTCTGCAACAGCCAGTTCAGGTTCTCGGCGTTGGGCGCTAACCCGCTAGGTTGTATGAACACCTGCCATCCAGGGGGCGGCGTGGCGACCGTAGAGTGCCATGGTGTTCCCTCGGTCGGCATGTTGCTGTCGAGCACCACGCCATACCACGTGGCACCTCCGTCGGCAGCGGATGGAAAGCGGCCGCAGCGACCGGCGATCGCGACCATCAGGTCGAAGTCGATCTCGATGGCCTCCGAGACGAACGCGCCCGTGATGTTCATCGACAGGATGCGCTTCTGGTCCTCGGGCGTCTCGAGCGGCAGCAAAATCCACTCGCTCACGACGTCGCCGAACTTGAACCACACGGTGCTCTCCGACACGCGCCATTCCATCAGCGGGCCGAACCACTGGATGATGTCCTTGAGCACGGTGTTCTTGAGTTGCTGCAGGGTCTGGCGCAGCAGGGCAAACCGCGTGTGACGGATGCCGTCGAGACCGGGCATCTGCTCGCAGGCCCGGCGCAGGAGCTCGAACAAAACGGTCGTGGTCTTGCCAGATCCCAGCGGGCCGAGGATGAAACGGTAAAAGCTGTTCGACAGCATGAACGACACCCCCGTCGGCGGGGGCACGAAGTTGATCTCGATCATGGTTTGATGACCCAAATTTTATCGCAGGCGTGGCACCAGTAGCGCAGGTCGTCGGCTTCGCCGGTCACCGGGCGCCAGCGCCGGAGAGTGACATCCTCGCTGCCGCACTTCGGGCAGGTGGTGTCGGCGGGTTCTTCGTCGAGGAATGTGCCATCGAGCGTCATGGGCGGCACACCGCGTTGAGCCACGCCCGCATGCGCGAGTAACCGAACCCGCGGTAGATGTGGTAGCGCTGGCTTGTGGTCAGGTTCTGGTTGCGCAGCTGCTCATCGAGCCACTGCATCAGGCAGATGACGTGATCGACGCGCAGGTTGTCGGCGTTGATCGCCCACTCGCCGCGCGGATACCAGACGACAACGAGATGATGGGGGAAAGTTTCCATGATCTTCTCGCCGTACATCCGAACCCAGTCTTCCATGGTGCTCATGGGTGCTCGCTAACTCCGGGGGTTAGAACCTCAGCGTCGATGATCTTGGGCTCGTTGGTCTCCTTGTCAAAAGAAAGTTTCTTACCTCCCAGCAGGATGTTGATGGTGACCCGCCCGCTGCCGTCGTCCTTGGTCGCCTGATTGGCGTCCAGCTGGCCGAGTTTGGCGAGGAACTGCAGGGCCTTGATGCGCGCCTCGCCGCCGATCCGGGCGTCGCCGACCATGGCGATTGCCTCGCCCATGCTCTCCTCGACGGCGATGGCGGCCTTGGTGGCGATGCGGTTGCGCAGGTTGTCGCGGGTAGTGCCCGCCCACACGGCGGCTTCCTCGGCCAATCGGGTGAGGAAAATCTGGCTCGCCTGAATGCGATCCCAGGCTTCGGCCTCGATGCCGTGCGTCTCGAGGACGAGCTCAAGGGGCTTGAGATTTCTGGCGATCTCGCGGGCCAGCCGGGAGATGTCGACCTCGGTGAGCGGCCCTTCGCGCTTGATGATCGGGTTCATGATGTTCATGGGGTGGGCTCCTTGTACGAACAATCCCGCAAAGCTACTATGGATGGTATATAATCGGAACTTTCCTGAGGGCCGCCAGAAATGGGTGCACCGTTCTACCCGACGCCGCCGCCGACATCGGTGCCGATGGCCCAACGATTTCCGACCTCGCTTCGCGTGGTCTCCAATGCCGAGATTGACCAGCGCGAAGCAGACGACATCGCCACCCAGCAGGCGGCGGCAAACACCCAATACGTCGGCCTTTTGGGCTTTATCCGCAACGAATGGGAGATCATGCGCCGCCACCGCGACAGCGCGGCGGGGTGGACCGAGCGGCTGCTGGCGGCGCTGCGATCTTTCAACGGTGTCTACGATCCGACCAAACTCGCCGAGATCAGGAAGTTCGGCGGCTCCGAGGTGTACGCGCGACTGATCGCGGCCAAGTGCCGGGGCGCATCGTCCCTCTTGCGCGATGTCTACCTCGGAGCCGACCGGGCATGGGGCCTGCAGCCGGAGGCCGACCCCGCGGTGCCCGACGACGTGCAGCAGGCGATCAGCCAGTTGGTTCAGGCCGAGATGGGTCAGGCGCAGACGATCGGCATGCCGATCACGCCTGACCAGATCAGGCAGCGGTTGTGGGGCCTGATGGCCCAGGCGCGCACCGCCGCCAAGAAGATGGCCGAGGACAAGACCGGCCTCGCTGAGGACAAGCTCGATGAGATTTTGACGGAGGGGAACTTCTACGGCGCGTTGGCCGACTGCCTCGTCGACGTGCCGCTGTTCCCCATCGTGTGCCTCAAGGGGCCGACCGTCCGCATGGTGTTCGAGGTGGACTGGTCAACCGGCCGCCCCGTCATGCGGCGGAAGCCAAAACTTTGGTGGGAGCGTATATCTCCATTTGACGTCTACTGGTCCCCGGGCGCCGCCGACATCGAGGACGCCAGCATCGTCGAGCGCACGCGCTTGACGCGCACTGACCTCAACGATCTCCTCGATGTAGAGGGCTACGACCACGCAGCCATCCGGGCCGTCCTCGACAACTATGGCCGGGGCGGTCTCTCGATGGACTGGGACATGGCCGAGGGCCCGCGCGCACTTCTCGAAAGCCGCGAGGACCCATGGTTTAACCAGAGCCATATGATCTCCTGCCTGCAGTTCACCGGCAACGTGCAGGGCCGCATGTTGCTCGACTATGGGTTTACCGATCAGGACATTCCCGACCCGATCCGCGACTACGCCATCGAGGCGTGGATGATCGGCCAGTACCTGATCAAGGTACAACTTGGCGTCTCTCCTCGCCGCCGCCACAAGTATTACATCTCGTCGTGGGAGAAGGTCCCGGGCACGCCGCTCGGCAACGCGATCCCCGACCAGATCAGCGACCTCCAAGAGGTGTGCAATGCGTCGCTCCGTTCTCTGGTCAATAATCTGTCGATCAGCAGCGGTCCGCAGGTCGTGGTTAATGACGAGCGTCTTGCCGGTCTGGAGACTGGTGAGGACCTCTATCCGTGGAAGCGCTGGCACGTAACCAACCCGGTGATGACGAGCTCGACCGAGAAGCCGATCGACTTCTTCCAGCCGCAGTCCAACGCCAACGAGCTCCTCGGTGTCTTCAAGGCGATCTACGATCTCAGCGACGACGTGTCGGCGATCCCCCGCTATCTGTCAGGCAA